GTTTGAGGTAGATACAAGAGACGACAAAGCACTAGCGTCGATCGAGGGGTTATCTGGATCGTCCCTGATGTACGTGGGAGTCACATCGACTCCCATAAATGCATCAAGGCCACAGCTTTCACGAAAGTTTCCAGTCGTGAAAGACTTCTTCCGGTTGACTTTAAGACCGAAAGATTCGATCCAGTCCATAACCTGACGTGAATAGCGCGTAGGCACGATGATATCATCACCGTACACACGCACTATTTTGGCCGTTCGCTTGATTTCTCCGTAGGAGGGCCTAGAACGACCCTTCTCATTTAGAATTGCCGCAATCGCTATCAAGGCGAATACGACACTCTGAACGGGGAAAGTCAAAGCGTTACCCATACCGGCAAACTTCTTCACGGGAAACGACGCTTTTCTAACGTCGTCTTCAACCCATGACGAACGACACATGACCATAGCTTCAAAGAACATGCTATGGCGCCCGAAAACGGCCTCCACAAGTCGTAAACTAAGGAGGTCGCTCGCGGACGATAAATCAAGTGTCGACCACTTGCCTGTACGGGATCCTTCCAGAGACAAGTTTTGATTATGCCTCTGGTCGGCAAGATCTAGGGAACTACTTAAAACCGGGCAGCGGAGAATGACTTTCCGCAACCAGGAGTTGAGCCCCTGTTGGATAAACATATTCCACAGAGGCTCGACGTTATTGTTCGCCTGGCGACGGCGCTTTTAGGCACCGTAACCAGCCTAGATGATCGGCCAAAAGAAGATCCAGAAGAAGGTGCGTCAGAATCTCGGGTCTCAAATTCAGCACATGTGTCGGCAAGACTGCCAACATTATCTGCTGATATGAGTCCTTCCTCGGCTCCATAACAAGAAGCCAAGAAGGTGTCAATCCCGAAATAAGACGTATCTGGTAGCCCTTGCCGGACCACTCTGCAAGCGGAAGACCATTTCTGGTTTCCACCCACCCTCTCATAGACTGCACCCGGCCCGTGTCTAGGAACGATTCGCCTTGGGTCAAAAAGTCCAAGGCGAGTGAGTGTAGTTCCTGCGACACGTGAGAGCAGAAGAAGGCGGTCGCCATCGAAAACCGATTGCGAACATCCAAACTCTGCATCCCAGAAAGTGCTAACTGCTTCGCGGTGGAGCTGTTCTGCTCTACCGTTAGCTGTGACGCACTTCTTGAAGAATCTAAGCGCCTCACGTAGGCACTTAACAGCCCTTTGACAGGGGCTTTCTTTAAGCGAGCCGGTTTTAGGATCGAACACCTTGCACAGCAAACCCGAAAACAGTTTCGGGAGAGCTCCACCTCGGATTCGAGAGAATCCGAGAGGGCAGGCAAACCGTCCCTCTGATAATCCCCGGTCAAGGGAATCACAGAAGGATGGAAGGGCGACAGCGAAGAAGCTGATGCCCTCGTGTTCAAAACGTGCCTTGATTGTGACCTTGTCACGATCAATTCCTTTCACATCAGGTTCCAGCCTCTGGAAAGACTCCAAGAGGCCAAGAAGGAGTCTCAGTGAGATCGGACTTTTCAACGCTTCCTCCATGAGGTAGGCGTTTCCGAGTCTGGTCTAACCGATCCGATGGGACGCACTCAAGCTTACCTGCGCTTGGAATCCGAATCTTCCTCGAGGATTTCCGGAGATGTACTGTCCTCCGTAATTGCTCGAAGAATGGATCCTAACACAGGCATGCTATCCACGTCACCATCCGCTACTTCAACTGCACCTAATCCTACCAGAACCAGAAGAATGGCAATGATAGGACGGCGCTTGGGCTGGATACGCATATTGCTCCTCGCGGAGCACTTGCGCACCCCGCTCATAAATGCCTTAATGAACCTTCGTGCCTCTCTGCAGAGGCATGTGGGGACTTCGAGTCTCACGACTGGAAGTTAAGGAATTTGGCTGGAGTAACGTCAGCATCTGCCAACGTATCCGTTAACGCTTTGATTAGTGCCACCATTGCGGTGGAATCAAAGCCATACGGAGGTACCGTAACAGACAATGACACCGAAGCAGTCTGCTGCGATGTCAATCCAGTGTACGGGGATTCGGCATCGATCGTCAACTTTACTTGCATATAGTGACGATCGCCGCCTTTTCCCGAACTATGGTTAAAGGTGAGGACATACTTGTCCACACCGTCATGTCTGCGTTCGGAGCCATAACCATCCTGCTTAACAACGTAGAAGTTGAGGGCAGGGGTTGGGGCTGCGGCAGCTACTGTAATTGGGTCGGCTAAAGCCATAACAACTCCTATGGTTTACGATCTAGTGGCGCTTCACAGCGCGCTAGTTCTTGGCCCACTTCGTTAGAAGCGCGCCGATGATGGACTGTTGGTCAACCGACAAATTTGCCGGTCGACTTATAGTCTTCACACCTGACAGAGAGCTGATATCAAAACGTTTTTGATACCGGTAGCGCAGTGAGGATCCGTAGGTTTGAACGCCGAAGAAGACGTTCTGACTATCCGGACCATTTGTCACTACATTCTCTGTGTTGGTCGTTCGAACAGTGAAGGAATTCGTGTACTCCCCTTTACTACAATAGGTGAAGTACCCGTAGTTGAACAGGCTTTCGTCTCCGCGAATCGTATCGATTAACTCGATATATTCGCCAAGACCCGAAAACCAGTCAGCTAACCAAGACCAAGGGACGAGATTATACACGTCCGCTGGCTTGATAATCTTTCCCCACTTCTGAGTGAGAAGGTTCTCACGCAGCACTGGGATGGCGACATTGGGAAAATCCAAC